AGCCTGACCAAGAAGAACCATGCCATCTGCAACTTCTCCTGTGGAGAATTTTGTTGTTTCTGCTACTCGCTTTATCGTTTCACCCATTCCTGTAACTTCAGCATCTGTAGCTCTTGTAATAGCTTGCAAGTTCTTCAATGCTTGGTCATAATCGACTATCTCTTTTATTCCAGCTCTAAATGCATTCGTAACAGCAAAGATAGCAGAAGCAGCAATCCCATAGGAAGCTGTCACTTTCATAGCTGCAACAGTTCTTTTGAAAGCTCCTTCAACTTTTCCTATCTGTTTACTGTATTCTTGAGCTTTCTTTCCACCTTTAGTAAAAGCTTTGTTTGTTTTATCTACAGCACCCCCAACAGCAGTAAAGCCTTTTTTTGCTTCTTTGCCTGTTTTATTATAAGCTGAATTAAGAGTGCCTAAAGACTTTCGCATACGCTCAATACCTTCCGTAAAAGATAAGGTATTAGCAGTGAAGATTGTTCCAAGATTTAACGATTTATCAGCCATCATATCACCTGTCCTGACCAAGCTTTATGTTTTCCCATCATCTTTTCTGTTAATTCCTTCTTTTCCTTTTCACTCATTTTCTTATACTCCTCAGGGGAACCAAACACAAAAGAACTATCTTCTTTCTCCTTTTTCTTCTGCTTCTTCATTTCCTTATCAAGATTGATCCCATGTATCGCTGCTTGAAATCTTCTTTCCTGCATCTGTCTTTCCTGATAATCTTCAAAAAGAACAAGCATCTGTTCAATTGTTAATCCCCCTTCTTTGAAGCTTTTCTTGTAGAAGTCTTCAATTTTGTAATTGTATCCTTGACAGACTGCTGAGACTGCCTCTCCAAGACCGATTGTATCTTTTCCGTCGGGAAGAGGCTCATCACGTTTTTTACTGGTTTCTCATAATTATCCTGATAAACTATTTTTACTATTTCAGAAAGCTGTTGATTCGATATTTCTTTCATTATAGCTTCTGGCTTTTCATCAGGAGAGACAAAACCCAAAATCTTATGTATATTGTCCTGAATAGTTTTTACAATAAATGAAACAAAAACTAAATTTTTATCTTCTCCACCTTTGCTTGACTCAAAGAAAGATTTTATTGCTTTATTGATAAGCTCGGTCAGTTCCAGTTGGTCAGCCATAGACAAAGGGTATATTTTAATTTTCCTCAGTTTAAGAATGCCAATCTCGACACTCTTAATCTGAGGATTGATTCGTTTATCACGTTTTTTTTCTGGCATTTTCGTTCTCCTAAAAGATTGTTATGATGTTGTAGTTGTCGTTGTAGTTGTGGTGGTAAACGTAGAGCCATCATTCCAAAGAATCTGACCGATAGGTTTATCATCCCAACATGCGTTGCCTCCTGTAACTTCACTGTCTGCTCTCTTCGCTTCAATAGAAACAGCTACAGCAGCAGGCTCTTCAGGTGCAAAGTCCATTTCAATAGCTCCTGATACCTGTGCTCTCGGAAATATAATATTCATTGTATTTGTGCCATCAGGATAAGTATAGATAGCTTCCATACGAATACTAACAGGAGCAGTCAGAGTACCAAGTTTAATCGACCCAGTATGCTCATTAGCATAAAGAGCATCAGTAGGGTCAAGACCTCTTGCAAGTGCTAAATTGAAAGGGGTCATTTCCTTAAAAGCACATTCAAGAGCAGCAGACTCCCTCAAAGGGAATACTGCATCTTCAAGCATAGGATATCCAGATTCCAGTTTAAAGAACTCTGCATTACCAACAAACTTAGTATTTGCAAGAGCACCAATAGAATCCGCAGCAACAAGAACAGGGTGCTGTTTAGTTAAATTCGCAGCAGAAGCACCAACTCTTATCTGAGCTAATCCCAATGCTATAGTGGTAGTATCTTTTGTTGTGGGGCCAGTAGTTGCCATAGTATCACCTCCTTACATATCTTTATTCTTTATTTCATTGTTTTTGCCAGAGTTTTCAGCTTTTTGCTGATTGGATAAATCTATTTCAATTTTCGGAAAGTAATTCATAACATTCCAGTGACCACATGTTCTTCTAATACATTTCATCCTTAATGAACCATGTATCATCATAACAACTGGCGGACTGCTGGAATCAGAATTCTTCTTCCCAAAAACGAATTTCCATAAACCATTAGGAAGTCGTTCAATTAACTTCTTTCTGCACTTTTCACAATAAACCAGATACAAAAAAATCAATAACCAACAAACTGCCTAAAAGAGACCATGCAACAACAGCATGACTCCTATAAAAAGGAATTCTCACTTGCCCATCACCAACAGAACCATCATTCACTAAATAACCTATAACTGTGTCTCTTAATTGAGCAAGTTTAAATCCTTCATTATCCTGTCTTGTGCAGCAAAAAATTCTAATAAAGATTTCAGACATTGTTCCTATCTGAATAGTATCAAAAATAACAGTAACCCACTTGTGGACTGCTTTCCCTTGTATATCAGGAGAAGAAAGAGCTTTGTCAAATGTTAAAGGCGCACTGAGATTATCTATAAAGTATTTCTTTATACTATCTCTAAAATTTGCTTCTCTTGCTGTTGGGTCAAGAGCCATTGTCAATCTCCTCAATTAGCTTATCTACTTTGACGTAAAATTGATTAATATAGTCCACCACGTCCTCTGTAGTATCGCCATACACATGAACGTATGTCCTTATAGCTTTTTCCAAAAAAGATGCGATATTTCGCAACTCAGGAAGCGAAAACTCAACCGCTACAAAAACATCTCGTTTTTCTACACCAAGTATTTTCATTTCCAAGCTCCTTTTATCTTGCGTAATGATTCTGCTCCTCTTTTTTCAAATCCTTCTTTCCAGTATTCAGCAGTTGTAGGTTGAAATAATGGTCTTTCTGGTTGTCCTCTTCTTCCAAATTCAAGCCATCTTGCATATTGAGCAACATCTACCATATGACCTTTATCTCCTTTTCCAAACCATGAAGTTCCTCCTACTTTCAATCCTGCTTGAATTCCACCCATCCAGCCACCAGTGACTTTAAAAGCAGAGACTCTTTGAATCAGTCTATTAAATAAAGCCCAAAATTCTCTTCCTGACCTTCCGTATTTTGATTTCCACTCCTTATATCTATCATTTAAAGGAGCATAGCCAGCAGAGTATTTTTGTGAATTAATATTATCAACAAGTAGATTTGAAAAGTCCACAGCATTTCTATAAGGTAAATCCTTCTTCTCTGCCTTCAGAATAGAATTGATCCTATTAATAGCTTTATTCCATCTTGCTAAATGAAGCTTGTTAAATCTTATATAAACATTACTTGTAGCCATGTTCGCAAACCCACCCATTTAATATTTTTTCATATTCAATTTCTTGTTCTGTTGCAAAACTACCAGACAGTTTTATCCCACTTCTAAATATTCTTGGCATATAATCAGCAGTCTGGTACATATAGTTCTTTTTGAAAAGAATAAGAGCATTGTTACCTACAGTCATAAGGAATGTTTTCAAATTCTTCCTCACCGCTTCATCTATATACTCATTATCATAGAACACACCAAACCACATAGCTGCTTTAGTATATTCATTTATCGTTTTGTAATTAGGAACAGCAACAGCAGATTTTATACATTCTGAAGGAAAGGAATTAATAGTCTTATATTTTCCAGCGTTCCAATTATTAGAAGGAAGAATAAACAGATGCATATTCATAGCACATACCTCCCATCTATCTCTACAGGCTCTCCCTTAGGTAAGAGTGTGCGGAAAAGAACACTATCCTTAAACACTAAAGGCCCATTGCAAAAATAACAATTAAAACTTTCTCTTCTCTCTTTTGTTACATTGAGTATTTGCCCACACAAGGGGCACTTCACCTTAACAGAAAAGTTTTTTACCATAACGTACTCCTTACGCTGTGGTTGTGGTGGTTGACAAACTACTACTCGTAGTAGTCGTGCTACTGCTTGTTGTAGATGTTGTGGGACCGACATCTTCTCCGATGTCTAAAACATCCACATCTTTATATCGTCTGCTCTTGACGACCTCAACTCTGTAATATTCTGTTGAGGATATTCTTATTCTGTCTAAAACTTTCGCTCCATAGGAATGGGGAATGTACAATTCATGATCTCCAATTCCTATAAGCCCAAGTTCTTCATTTGTATCTAAATCAATTCCAAACATTGGCGAAGCAAAAAGAGCTTTTGCATTCGCTTTAATAGTCGTCCAGATAGTTCTCATTTGAAGTGTTTGAGAGTTCCGAACATTTGAAGGTCTTAAAAGATTAATTATAACATTCGTTTTATAAAGAACCGCATCATATTTGATAATTGTATTCTCAAATAGAGCTGGTGTATTATTCATTATAATGTAGCAGTCATCCGTAGCTATAAACTGTATTATATCTCCACTGACCACTCTTGTATGATATGATAAAGCCCCTTCAAGAAAGTATTCTCGGATAAAGGGCTTTGTTACTTGTGCATTTGGTTTATAAGTTAAATATTCACCAGTGATGTTTCCTGAATCTCTAAGAATTGTATAACCAACTCCTACTTCAGATAAAACTTCTTTTATGTCGGGACCAATAGACATTAATCATTGTCTCCGCCTGGTGTAAATACAATCTTATTATCATCACTATAAGTAGTATCTTTTCCTGTGATTGGGTCATACTGAAATCCTGCTCTCGCAGCGGTGCCAAATAACTCATAAGCATCAACGTCTGCAAACTCTTGAGGATTGGCTTCTATTGCAGCAGCAAAAGAATCATCCATCATTTCAATCGAAAGTTTAAGCTGGGCAAATCTATGTTGAAGGTTAATTTGCTCATATTTAAACTTATAAGCACTCTCCGACATCAAATAAAAGAACAGATGTCTCTTAGCTCTTTGTTTCATCCATAGAATTTTAAAATCAGCAGTGACGGGGAATGACCATCCTGTTTCCCTGCTTGCATCATTGCAGGCATTAGTATAATCATCCCCATCAAGATAAGAACTCAAACCTTTGACTTCAGTCATTTTTTCTTCCTCTTAACTATCTTTCGTTTTACTGGTTTTTTTTCTTTAGTCTTTGGTTTAATCTTCGCTCTCAGTTTAGGCTTTGGCTTTACCTCAGGAGGAGCAGTTGTCGTTGTAGCCAAAGCCTCTTCTTTAAGCGTAGTTGTCGTTGTTGCTTCCTTCAGCTTCATTTTAGAAACAAGGACGGGCTTATTAGAAACATCCCGCCCTTGTTTCAAAATTTCAACTGTGCCTGTATCACAATAAATTTCATTCAGAATGTCTTTTGGAAGAGGTTCAGTTAAAACCATCCCCTTCTGCCAAACAATCTGTCCGGCTTTTAAAGTTGTTTTAATAAGGACTTTTTCGATTTTCATGTCGATTGCCTCTCTATTTAACTACTATTAAGCACCAGTAGTTGTTGTGGTTGAACTACTTGTAGTAGTACTTGAAATAGTATCACCAGCAGTAGCTTTAACATCCAGAATATACATTGCATCCCTTTGATAAAGAATCGGAATACCTTTATCCTGAACACGAATATAAACTCCTTCAGGATCCCACTTCTCATGCTTGTCAGTAAACTGACCATAATGTCGAGCAAGTCCGAATGGAGCTTCCTTATACTCAGCAATAGGCTGTCCGTCAACTTTGGTTGCCATCATAACGAATTTATCATCCGGTATAAAGCATTTACCCATAGTAACATAATCCTCACTTGCTTTGTATGCAGAAGACAATCCCTGCGAAACCTGAATCATATTAGTTTCCGTAGTAATACCAAAAATAGTACGGTCTTCATACGTTCCAGCACTTGCATCATAGAAACGAATTGTCTGACCTGTTTCAAAGTCAGAAACGTCATCTACTTCAATATGGGACTGACCAACGGAAACAGCAGAAGTCAACCATGCACGAATCTCATAGCGTTCATCATAAATAACAAAATTCGGAATGTCCAAAAGGGCACCCAAAACTTTAGGATTCACACCAATAATATTATGCAGATTTCCTTTGTAGAGTCCACCGTCACCAAACGCATTCTTCTGAAGAATGCCTCTCAGTGTAGTATCATTTGCAAGATACTTCAAGACAGTCGAATTACAAACTGCTAAGTCAACAAGACCTCCACAGTCATCCGATATCTTCTTTTTACCATCCTGAATATCACTGAGAATAGCTTTACTTGCACCATTATCCCAATTGTACGCTTGTGTAAGAGTAACGTTATGGTCATCAGGAATAGAATAATCAATGGGTATTTTAACTCCACCTTTAACAGCATAATCAAAACTGCCATTAAAAAGCATCTGAGCAAACATCCACTCTTTCCTTCGATTAGAACGATTAGAAAGCAAGGCAAGTTCCCTTGCTAAAGTTGCAGCGGCACTTTGATGTTCAGCAGTATCTCCTGCTTTTCTCAAGTTGTTCAAGAATTCTTCATCAAAGTACATCTTCTCTTTCCAGTAGGCTGCTTCGGCAGAGTGTTCCGCAATACCATGCGGAGCTGTAGTTGGAGCTGGAGAACCAGGCGGAACGAACGGAGTCATTCCTCTCCCACCTCTCTGACTTTCCCATTTAATTGTACTTGATGGGGAAGCTGAAGAGCCAAAAATATTCATTAATATCAGATTCGGAGGGGACATAAAAGTTTCCGTAAACTTCTGGAGAACTTCCAGCCTCAGAATTGATATATCACTTGAACCTCTAGGCATAGTAAGTCACCTCCTTATCTAATGTATATATACTGACCATAAGCTGCTCCTGAAATATCAGAAAGAGCTTGTGAATCAACATTTGTTAGCATTCCATTATAAAGCACACAATTACCAAGAATCATAGTAGCTAAAGCACCTTTCGCTAAAACGCCTGTTCCTGTATCCACTGTTTTTTCAAGGATTCCAACACAAGTGGTGTATCCTTCAACAGCAAGATAAGCAAAACGAGCGGTTGTAAAACTTGTACCACCATAATTAGTGGTAACAGTTATCTTTGCTCTATTTGTGTATGTAGTGCGGTCAATTGCCGTAATAGCTCCAAGATTCTCAGGAGCGGTGGTGTCATCTTCAATAAAGACATCATCCCCTACTTCAAACTTGTAACTATCATCTAACGTAGTGTAGAGTATATTAGATGCAGTTCCCGAATCAGTTACCAAAAATGCAGCAGCAGGACGAACTAACTTTCCTGTTGGTGCAGTGTGTGGGTCATAAGGAAAAACTTTCGCTTTCTGACCACCAGCAGAGCCATTTAAGGCTAATGCAGTTCCTTGTTCCAACACACCATAACCTGCCATAATTGTAATGGGAACTTTTAAAGCTGCCTCTGGTTCGGAAAAGTACAGACGTTTATAGTCTGTCTGCAATCCATAATTAACTTGAGGTATATCCATAGGCATAATAACTCACCTCCTTATTCTTCTTTTTTCAAAGGTTTTTGACCAACCTTTGATCTTAACGAATTAACATCATCATCAATACTTTTCTGAGTTTCGGCTAATTCAGTCTCATCGACTTTCTTTTCTGTGAACCCAGAACCAAGAACCTTGGAAGTAACACCTTTGCTCTCCCAATCCTTGATTTCAGCACTGACAGCTTCAGTAAACTTCTCGACATCAAGAATACCCTCTTCAGTGAATTTTGAATGAGAAACATATGGACGTACTTTATCGTACATACTCTCAGCAATGTCACTTTCAGACAGCTTCTTTGTCCAGATAGCATTAGCAGAACTCTTCAGCTCGTTTTCAGCACGAATAGTCTCTTTTTTCTCAAGACCAAGAACACGCTCAGTAAGCTTCTCATTCTCTTTGGTCAAGTCTTCCTTTTCCTTAGAGAACTCAGTTTCTTTCTTCGCAAGCTCTAATTCCACTTCTTTTTTTGCTTCAAGCTGAATTTCCTCTACCAATTTAGGGTCAACTTTCTCCCTGTCTTTAATCAGTTCTTCTGGCATAGTTGTCACCTCCTTCTTTCTAAGTTTAAGTTTGATTTTTGGCTCTTCCTGAGCCAAAATTTCTTTTTCCTCTATATCCAATTCAACTTCCTCTTTTGAGAAAGCTGTTGCATTCGTTTTACTATCCCATCCAAAAACACAGACAGAAGCTTCTTTAAATTCACATTCACGCCATACAGTAGCGGGACCTTTTAAAGTAAAGCCATTCACTTTAACTGAAGAACCCTCAGTAAGTCTTTCAATAACTGTGGGTTTAGCATAAATAGAACACTGATAAGGAAATCCGTCAGCAGAAAGTTTCTGAAACTCTACACTAACCTCTGTATCTACAAACTGTGTTTTGTCAGGGTCAATTTCAAGTTTTCCGTTATCCAAGATAGGGTCTTTGGAAAAAGCAATCTTTCTTTCAGTTAAATGGTCTTCCAAGATAGGAAATTTGCCTTTACTAAATTTAATTCCTTGTAAATCAATAGCAAGATTGTCCCAGTACCAGTGGTCTTTAATAACTCCTCCACTGTAAGCCACCATCTTTAATCTTGGCTTTTTATTCTCCCCCTCACCAAAAAACTCAGTAAAAGCGATGCTTCCTTCCCCTGTCTCGACAATCCTTAATGCGCCTCTCGGAACTTTTTTCGTTGCCATGATTACTTCTCCTTTTTAGTTTCTTTCTTAACAGGCTTCTTGCCCGGCTCTATCTTTTTCTCCTGAACTGATTCAGCATCTACCCCCAACTCATAATCAAGTTCAGGATATTTTTCATCTTCAGTAGCTTTCTTTAATCGTTGGCGACCGTAACCACCAAAACCAAGACGCTTGGCGACTTCTGAGTTAGCAATTCCGGCTTGCTCTGCAATGGGACCATGTTTGACGCCTAACAAGCCCCGAGCCCTACCTTCAAAGTCAATCGTTTCAGATACAGGATAAGATACTTCTATCAATTGTTCAGGTCTCCTTTTTACATTCCTAAAAATTGGTTTCTTACTCTTATCAAAACCAACTGCTTCTCTCATAGAAAATAATTTAGGGAACTTTCCAATTTCACCTTTTAAAAAGAATACAGCACTCCAGAAGTCATATTTCAGCCATCTGTCAAAAAAAGCTATTTCATCAGCAGTCCTATCAGACATTGGTCCCCTTGAAGCTTTTACAGAAGCATATGTTCCTTTATTCGTTCCTGTAAGAATATCATCGGGCTCATTCAATCCACTTGCTATCATTTGAAGAATGTCTGTATCCTGTTCCTTAATAGATGTCAGATTAGGATTCCTACATTCCAGAGTAACACCCGGAGGAAGAATCAAAGAACCACCTGGTGTCTTTTTTGATAAAATACCAGTTTTTCTTTTGTCTTCCTTAGACAGACCAAGCCACGTCTTATAAGCTCTTGCATCCTCCATCCTAAAAACCCATAAATAAGAGCCAGACGATTTTTTATGGTCAATCTCGTATTTTTTCAAATTTTCGTAATGATTTATCCACTCTATTGTAGTTCTGAGATAGGAAATAGCTCTGCGAGTAACGAAGCCTTTATCAAAAGAAACAACGAATTGATTGAATCTTTTGAACTTTTTAAAGACTTTTGCTCGACTTTTGCTTTTTGTTTGCAGTTTTTCATCAAAATGTTTGCTTCCTGAAGCTTTTTTGATTAATTCGGGGTATCTTGCAATGAAAATGCTTGGTATTTGTATTTTTTTGCCTCCTTCCACATCTATTATGTAAAAAAGAGGCATTATCGTCTTATCAGGGTGAAAAATGATTCCAGAGTCTTTATCCCCACTTGCAGAGAGAACACTAGGGTCTAAGAAGTCCACTTCGACAAAACCATCAGAATGACAAGTTAATATAAGGAATAACTCTCCTTCAATGTTCATTCTTCCAATATATTTAGGCCAAAAACTATAAAGACGATTTCTGTGATCTAATTCGATCTCTTCAATCGCCTGCTGGATATCAAATATCTCTGATGTTGTCTCAAAACCCAATCCTGTAAGTCTCCCTACAAGACCCCTTACTGAAGTGTTTATATGTGGGTTTTTATGAAATTTACGAAAGCATTCTTCCTGTAATACTTTCTGAGTATGGGAGCTGTCTTCATTGCTCACTATACTGGATGGAGAAAACCCATCTTCATCTTTCTCTCTTTCAGCTTCCGCACCATATTGCCATGGCATAGAAAACTGGATAGAACTCAGAACATCCTCTGGCATTTCTCCTATAAATTTGGAAATTTCGTCTTGATTCATTTTCATAAGGTAGTCCTTTATATTAATTTTTAACCTTTGTCAACAAAATTATGCGTAATCACCTAATAAGCCAGTTTGTGGCATAAAAGAACCAAAGAAAATTACCTTCCCTCTTGGTCTAAAAACATCTACACCAAACGTCTTTCCACCATATATAGTCCATGCAGACGAAAAGACAAAATCATCTTGTATCCCATATTTTTCCATTTTCTCTCCACTTCCAAACCACTTTTGATCTAGATGATGGTCAAAGACTTCCATCTCTTCATCTCTTACATCTTCTTTCTTTGACCCTGGTATTGCAAGAGGTGGACATTTCCATCTGCCTTCCTTTACAGACAATAGAAGCTCCTTAAAAGCTTCCTTCTGTCTTTCATAGTTAGGATACACTGCTTCAAATGTTATATCTCTGTCCTTGCACCATTCCTCAAAATTCTCCAATCTGTAACGCTCACCACAAAAAACATCAATTCCATCAAACTCTTCGTGAACTTCCTCAAGTATCTCTTTAGCAATATCAGCAGAATGATTTTTAATAAGAGCAACATACAGTGTAAAATAAATATACTTAGGAGCAGTGTCTTCATCTAAAAAAGTAAAAGGTCTCGAACGACTTCCCGGAAGTCCTTTTGCTACAATAGTAATTATTGTTCTCGCAAGTCCTCTAACAGCTAAAGGGTCACCAAAGTCTGCTCCTGCTAATATTGCCCAGTCAGTATCAAACAAATTACTCAGTTCCTCTAAATCATTCATTGTTGTCATCCGAGTACCATTAAACCCATCCTTTAAAGAATAAACAGTGTCCAGCATTCGGAATCTTGAATAGATGTCTGTTATCTTTTCTTCTGTTTCCATCACACCATCAGCGAAACCTTGTTCTTCCACTTTCTTCACTACTTCTATAAGATGTGTTTTCTTCTTTAATAACTGTGCTATCTTGCTCTGATTCAACAATTCTCCATCTACACCTATTATCTTTGTTCCTTCAATCATCTCATCTGTGAATATCCTCTGCATTCCTGCACTCCACAGATTAAGGAAATAACGCTCGTAATCACCAAAAGGAAATTTCGCTTTATAATCTGAAAGCTGAACTTTTGTCATATGAGGGTTCCAGTAGTCGTCTAAATTCCCATGCTTTGAACTCCTGTATGAAAAATAAACCTTCTTTGTTTTTCCTTTCCTTGCATTTTCATACAGAGTGTAAAGAATATGTGTTTTCTCAGATACAGTAGAATCAATGACGCCAAGAGCATTTGGTATATTACGAATGGATCCGTCAAGCTGTGTATAGAACTTAGGATTTTTCATATCAAATATTTCTGAAAAAGTGTATCCAGTAATATTCGATACAATTCCTGTAAAAGATGATATAGAACGGATTAATGAACGGACATTTCCTTTTGCGTCTTTCAGACGGATTTCTTTCTCTTGTAGGTTTCTCTTTCCCCCTACTATTGCAAGTAGCTTTGGACTGAACGTAATAATATCACGCATGATATCAAAATGGACAAATTTAATCTGGTCTTTAGAATTAGCTCCAAGCATTATCTGTTGTCGAGGCCAGTTAAAGAACTTCCATAACTGAATCAGACAGGCTATCAAACTTTTTCCCTCCCCACGTTGCCAGCAGAGAACAATCATAGAATAGACAACTCGCTTGTTCTCCATTCTAAGAGCCTCTTTCAAGATTCTATGCTGGTTTTCCCATATGGACTTATAGGATTTTCCAGTATCAGGATTAAGTGTATCAGGAAGATTGCCTATTGGATACCACACCGCAATGTCTGATCCTTCAGGATAAATAGGAACATGGATGTATTCATTACACCATTTTATCATTCCTTCTCCACCATCTCTATAATGTATTTTCTTTTCTATTTTTCTTCGCAATCTTCCTCCCAATCACCACAAGCAATATTAGTTCCTATAACTACAGGAAAACCATCTATTGTTGGGGCACGTTTCCTGCATCTTCCTGCTAAAGTCAAAATTCTCCTGTTACCCTTTTCTCCATAATATTTACAAGTATTACATTTATTTTTCTTCCCAAAATATAGTTCCTTATAGTACTTATATGTTGTCTTATCCCACTTATTCATTTCTCTTCCCCGGAACCAAATTATGTCCTCTAATATAAATACTCCCTTCTTTCACTTCTTGACCACAACCACAGACACAGTATTGAACTTCTTTCTTTTTAACTTTCAAAACTGGCAAAACAGGAATTTTTATACCAATACGATAATAAGAACCAAACATTCCTGCACAAAACAGATTACAAGTCTGCAAAACAAGTCTAATCAGTATCAAAATTGCGATATCAAGATAAAGTGCATAGCTAACATCATCTTTTTCATTTAAAGTCGATATGAGCGATCTGACGGAGCTGTGTCGTCTATTTGCACTTTTAGCAGTGTTTAATCTCTGTTTCTGCTTATCAAAGAGCAATAAATCCTCTTTCAAGTTCAAAATCTCATCCTTTATAATAGACACAACTTCATTTTGCTTATCTGCCTTGCTTATCAGTTCAATAATCGGATTAACATGGTACAAAGAAGCGGTAACTACAATAATAACAAAAACAGACAGCATCAGTCCTTTCTGAATAATCCTTAATGGTAATCTGTACACTTTCGTAATAGCAAGAGTCAGAACAAAAGCTTCCAGTAAGATTGCCAAAAACAAACTTTGCCACACAGAAGAATAGAACTCAGAATAATATTTAGCACTCTCGACAACCAAAAAGAAAGAAGTGCTTAATATCAGACTAAGCAACAATATCAGGAATAGAATCTTTTTCATTCTTTTTTCTTTTCTTTAATTTTGGTTTTGGTTTGTTAGCTTTCTTCATTTCCTCTTGAGCTTCCAGTTCCATAGCATCATAATAGTTTCCTATTTCAGCTTCACCAATTGGCATATCCGCTAATCCGATCTGCTTCCACAATAATTCAATTCCTCTTATAGTTTCTCGCATATCCTTGTACACAGGATTCATCTTTGGAGAACCATGCTTATCTACAAACTGTGGACTTGATAAGCTGGTTTCAAGAACGAACATACGAGCTAAAGCAACATATAAAGGCATCAAATGTTGCCCTATCCTGTTCCTCTGTGCATTGTTTAGTTTGGGACCATAATTATTGAGTATATTAGCTGACGCTGCTTTAACAATCCCTAAAATCACTCTGCACTTTCCTTTATGCTCAAAGTGACATCGTTCTTCCAATGGACAACTTTCTCCTGTACACTCTGGAATAGGAGCCCATTCATATAGAGACATATTATCCTCTCTGCCTCTTGATACTGTCAGTGTGCCAAACCTCAGATTATAATCCTGACCGAACACATCACCTTTTGCCATTATTTGTTCTCCATTCCTTATCTAAAATAATAGGGTTATCCCTATGATTAAAATTATTTGGTGCTTCATTAACATACCTCAATAATTTTGCCCATAAATCAGGATAATGTTTAAATAAAACAAATAAACTCTTTTTCCCTTGTTTAGGGCACAGATAACAACCAGTTCTTGTAAATCTACCATATAAAGGATTGTGCAGATTCTTATCCTTTAAATAATCTGCACAATCCTTTTCAGTCCATCGCCAGTCAACAAGAGGATATATGTAGTCTTTATCTTTTCCTCCATTAAATCTGTACTGTGCTATCTTCTGTTTTCTTACATTTGAATTTTCATCCAAAGCATATCCCAAATAACGAATATTCCCATTACAAAACTTATTTAATGGTTTAAATTTTGCTTCTCTTGAATGCCAACAAGGAAGACAGCCACCTAATGGAAAACCTCTCATTTGTCCTTTAGTCTTTCCACGAGTAGATTTGCCATAAAACCATTTGTCCCAGTCACCCTCTTTCAAAACAGTAATTTTTCTACCAATATATCTTTCTACTTTCTTTATATAAACATACATTTCAGGAAACTCTAACTTAGTATCAGCAAATACAACTTCATCTATTGTCATTCCTAATTCAACCATCCTTATTAACATTGCTGTACTGTCTTTCCCACCTGAAAAACTTATAATGTGTTTTTTCATTCCTGATTTTCTCCTTTATATCGCTGTGTATAACAAATTTATAATCAGGTCAAGGGAATTTTATTTGATATATAATTTGGTATTTTTGGTGTGTCTTTAATGGAGCGAACGAAGTGAGCGTTATATAATTAAAATAGATTGGGAAAGTTTTTCTGTGGTAATTGAGGTAAAATAATGTGGTGGAGACTCAGTCCTATTCCAGTATGTAGTATATCGCAACATTAATCGAGGGGGTGTACGTCCTATAATATATATTATGTCAACTATAAGCTGTTATGTATGCTTATTCATACATATTATACATATATAACAGTATAGTATGTTATTTAATACATCAATATAGTATCAGTCTTATTAATAATGATTACTGTTTATATATATGTCGCTCATCAAATGTCGCTCGCTCCGCTCGCTACACAGCACACAGAATTAATACACAAGACACAGTACAAGACACATACGGATAAACTCCAGTAACAATGCATTACAATACACAGTACTTACTCAATACACAGACAGCATATCATACTTGCTTGTATATCTATTGCTATTGCTTTCCTTTGTTTCTCTTTTCTTTTCCTGTGGATTATTGAAATAAATTTTAATGAAATAATCTGTTGAGGAAAGTCCTTTATTATTCATTACTGTTTTTCTGTATTACTTAGTTAATGTATTACTGAATAGAATTTATCTTTTAAGTAATATTACTAACTTTAGATATTACTTTTTTATTGTTTTGTTATTAGTAATACAGATTATTAGTAATAGATTTATTTTGATTTTGATTTTGATGGAATTGAAAAAGAATTTATGGAAACGTACATTTTATATTAATACTTGCATAATATTAAACTTATTTGACTTGATTCTTGTTATTGCAGTAATAGCTCTTAAAACATCTATTGAGATAACTTGTATTGACTTGTATTGGACGTGTACTGCTATTGCTTATTATAGCATTGATAAATTTTTACGTTGATTCTTTAACACAGTGCAACATATAGAATTTATCAAGAAACGTACTTAAAATTGATTATTACAGTCAATGTTCATAGTGCTTTACAAAGATAGTGCTTTTTAGTAGCTGTAAAAGCTTTATCCATAGTGCTTTGCAGTATATAGAAAAAACAGATTTTTAAAGCTTTATTTTGGATTATTTAAAGTTATTTTCCTGTTATTGAATTTATAAGCTATTGAATTTATATAGATTACTTGTTTATAGTCGAATATAGATTATATATTTTATAATATAGTTTGACATATTATGTATATTTAATGTATTATTTACTCAAATTAAAACGGAATGGACAAAAAAATGATAAAGCAAAAAACAAATCAACAGAGTCTTAAAAATTTAAGTTTATTGCTTTATGACTTCAGTATCAGATTTCATACTGATTATACGTTATTTGACAAATAGTCTTTTGAAAATACGAATAAGCACTTATTCCAACAGAGTCAACGAAGTTTGACTATTTTTATTGATAAAGTAAAGCACAAAGATTAAATTGTTACTTTGAGTATTTTTTAATCGTTTCAGCAATCCAAATTATCAAATCATACGTTGCAATCAATAAAGTTCTTGAAATAGAAATCAAATTTTTAAAAGTCGATAAACTCACTTAGAAAAGAATTTTACAAATAGTTCTTTTTTTGCTGTAACAGGAGCGCAACTTGTAAGTCGCTTGATGTTTCGTAAAATTTTCTTACTCCAAAAAACACAGATATGTTTTTTATATCTGTTGAGGATTGACAAGTTCGTTTTTTATTCTGAAAAGAATAACAAGTCTGATTTGTCAATCCATTAAAATAGATGATTTCATTATCATCTATTTTAATGGATTAAATAAATATTAACACTTAACAGAAAAGGAAAGGAAAAATGGAAATGAATGATGATTATGTACGGAACGAATGTTACAGAATAGAATTGGAAAAAGAACTTGCAGCAACAGAAAAAAAAATCAGAAAAGAGCTTGAAAAAATTGCAATCGAAGAGTCAATCATAATATTAGAAAATATTCTCAAAGAACTAAAAATAATTGATAGCGGAGAGATTTATTTTGAAGAGTAAAAAAGAAGGATTGACAAGCTTTTTACTTGCTTGTCAATCCTGTTAAATAGACAAGTTTTATCATTTGTCTATTTAACAGGATATTAAATATTAATCTTTAATTGAAAAGGACATTTAAAATGTATCATATTAAATTACAATATCTGTTAATTCCATAC